CATTTATTAAATCGAAATTTGAAACTGGAGGAACAAAATGAGTGTCGTTCAAGAACCTGAAGTGAAGTGGACGCCCGACCAAATGGTGGAAGTGATTCTTAATGAACCCGATGATTTTTTGAAGGTTCGTGAGACTTTGACCCGTATCGGAGTTGCATCGCGCAAGGAAAAGAAAATCTATCAGTCTTGCCACATTCTTCATAAGCAAGGTAGATATTATCTAGTTCACTTTAAGGAACTGTTTGCCTTGGATGGTAAACATGCAAACCTGACTGTGAACGATGTTCAACGTCGCAATCGTATCGCTCAACTTCTTGCAGATTGGGGTCTGATTGAGATTGTTGATGTAAAGAAGATTCAGGATATCGCTCCTTTGAATCAAATTAAAGTTCTCGCTTACAAAGATAAGGGAGATTGGATTCTTGAAACCAAGTATAATATTGGTTCCAAGAAGAAAAAGGGTGAAGAGACCGAATGATTTTTTAGGGAGTTCAACACTCCCTTTTTTTGTAAAAGTGTTATAATTATATACGGATGCCATAAGGGTCCACAAAACACAAACTCGCTTACAAAGGAGCTACAATAATGACTAACCTTGCACGTTATACTGCTGCGGATCTTCATACTTTGATGGAAAAGATTACACGCAATAGTATTGGAATGGACGAATACTTTGATCGTCTATTTCATCTTCATGAAACTACTTCTAATTACCCACCTTATAATCTTGTACAAGTAAGTAACGTAGAATCACGTCTTGAACTTGCATTAGCAGGATTTAAAAAATCTGAAGTTCATGTTTACACTGAATATGGTAAACTTTTCATAGAAGGTCAAAAAGAAGACAAAGAATCTGATGCAAGTTATATTCATAAAGGACTTGCTCAAAGAAGTTTTAAGAGAGCATGGACACTTGCTGATGATACTGAAGTCAAAGAAGTTAAATTTGAAGATGGTCTATTGAGTGTAGAGTTGAGAAAAATTGTTCCTGAACATCATAGTCGTAAAGATTATCTCTAAATATAATTGAATATCGTCGGCGCTGCGCCACGGGAGGTAACTGGCAAAATCCAGTTGACACCTCCCTCTTTTTTTGGTAAAATAGGTAGAGGATAAAATTTCAAAATGTCAACCAAACTAGCATTGTTAAAGACTGGAGATTACGTTATTGCAGATGCAAAAGAATTGGTTTCTGAAGAAAAAGTTCGTGGATATTTATTCACTAATCCACATAAAGTTGTCTTAAACACTCCAATTACTTTGTTGGAAAATCTAAATGAAGATTTTGATAGTGTTGTTAATATAACTTTATCTCCGTGGATTATTTTGTCTTCTGATAAAGACTATGTAGTAACTCCAGACTGGGTTGTAACTATTGTTGAACCAATTAACTCTTTAAAAGAAATGTATGAGGAAAAGGTAAATGGAACGGAACGTCAAGTGCTTACTTCTGAACATTGATAATGTTTTAATATCTGAGGTTATTGAAATTGATGCACAACTTGGAGATCCAAATTGTAAATTAACTAACCCCTGTCGCTGGAAAAAAAATGAATCTACTGAGGAGTTTTATTTTGAAAGATGGATAGAGGCATCTGATCAAAAAGAATTGATGATTAGATCTGAGGATATTTTAACAATCGCAGATCCAACTCCAGAAGTAATTAAAAGGTATTTTGAATTTATTGAATAATGCGATTTTACACAAACGTTCAAATGGTCGGGGATCACTTCTTGGTTCGCGGTTATGAAAATGGCAAACATTTCATGACTCGTGAGAAGTTTAACCCGACTCTTTTTGTCCCTTCTAATAAAAAAACTAGATATGAAACTTTGACTGGTGATTATGTTGAAGCAGTTCAACCTGGGTCTGTTCGTGATTGTCGAGAGTTTATTAAGAAGTATGAGAACGTAGAAAATTTTAAAATTTATGGTAATACTGGATACATCTACCAATATATTTCGGAAATGTATGCTGAAGAAGAAATCAAATTTGACATCAGTAAGATAAAAGTTACGACTCTTGATATTGAGGTTGCTTCAGAAAATGGATTCCCAGATGTAGAATCTGCTGCTGAAGAAGTTTTACTGATTACTATTCAAGATTATTCCTCGAAGCAAATTCGCACTTGGGGCCTTGGTCCATTTCGGAATAAACAAAAAAATGTAATATACAAATCTTTTCAAACTGAAAGAGATTTGCTGATGGATTTTATTAACTGGTGGATGATTGAAGAAAATACTCCAGAAGTTGTGACTGGTTGGAACGTCGAACTGTATGATATTCCATATCTTGTTCGTCGTTTAGATCGTATTCTTGGAGAAAAACTAATGAAACGTTTTTCTCCATGGGGTCTTGTAACTGAAGATGAAATTTATATCTCTGGTCGCCGCAATATTTCTTATGATGTTGGTGGTATTACTCAACTTGATTATTTAAATCTTTATAAAAAATTTACTTACAAAGCACAAGAATCTTATCGTCTTGATTATATTGCTGAGGTGGAATTGGGTCAGAAAAAACTTGACCACTCTGAATTTGAAACATTCAAGGATTTCTATACGAAGGGATGGCAAAAGTTCTGTGAATACAACATCGTTGACGTAGAACTTGTTGACCGTTTGGAAGATAAGATGAAATTGATTGAACTTGCGATTACGATGGCGTATGATGCGAAAGTAAATTATGCCGATGTGTTTTCTCAAGTTCGAATGTGGGATACGATCATTTACAACTACCTAAAGGCAAGAAATATTGTCATCCCTCCTAAAGAGAGATCTGATAAAGATTCTAAGTATGCTGGGGCATATGTTAAAGAACCGATTCCTGGTGTTTCTGATTGGGTGGTCAGTTTTGATCTTAATTCTCTATATCCTCATCTCATCATGCAATACAATATTTCGCCAGAAACACTTTTGGAGGAAAGACATCCTAATGCAAATGTTGAAAGGATTTTGAACGAGGAAATTAATTTCGAATTATATAAAGACTATGCGGTATGTGCAAATGGAGCAATGTATCGTAAAGATGTTCGTGGATTTCTACCAGAATTGATGGAGAAGATTTATAATGAACGTGTAATCTTCAAAAAGAAAATGCTTGCGGCAGAGCAAGAGTATGAGAAGACAAAAAATAAACAACTTCTCAAAGAAATTGCTCGTTGCAATAATATTCAGATGGCGAGAAAAATTCAATTGAACTCTGCCTATGGTGCGATTGGAAATCAGTATTTTCGTTATTTTAAACTTGCAAATGCTGAAGCAATCACTCTATCTGGGCAAGTGTCTATTCAGTGGATTATGAATGCTATGAATGGATATTTGAACAAAGTTCTTAAGTCAAAAGAGGTTGATTATGTTATTGCTTCAGATACTGATTCTCTTTACGTTAATATGGGTCCTTTGGTGGAAACTGTATTCAAAGGAAGAGAGAAAACTACTCAAAGTATTGTTTCGTTCCTTGATAAGGTCTGTCAGGTGGAATTTGAAAAATATATTGAAAGTTCTTATCAAAAATTGGCGGACTATGTGAATGCTTATGATCAAAAGATGTTCATGAAGCGAGAGTGTGTTGCTGAACGTGGTATTTGGACTGCGAAGAAGCGATACATTTTGAGTGTGTGGGATAGCGAAGGTGTTCGTTATGAAGAACCTAAACTGAAAATCAAAGGTATTGAAGCAATTAAATCTTCTACTCCAGCACCTTGCCGCAAAATGCTCAAAGACTCATTTAAAATTATGATGAGTGGAAGTGAAGATGATATGATTGAATTTATTGATGAGTGTCGTAAGAAATTCAAATCTCTTCCCCCAGAGCAGATTGCATTTCCAAGAACTGCCTCTGATGTGCGTAAATATCATTCTTCATCAAGCATTTACGCACATAAAACCCCAATTCATATTCGTGGAGCACTTCTCTTTAATCATTACATTAAAGAGAAAAAATTAACAAATAAATATTCACTTATTGCAAATGGAGAAAAGGTTAAATTTATTTTCTTGAAAAAACCAAATATAATTCAAGAAAATGTAATTTCTTTCATTCAGGACTTTCCAAAGGAGTTGTGTCTTGACAAATATATCGACTATGAACTACAATTTGAGAAGAGTTTTATTGATCCACTTAAATCAATTCTTGATGCGATTGGGTGGAAAACAGAAAAATCAACAAACTTGGAGTCATTTTTCGCCTAATGGAATTACCTATTAATCAAAAAGAATTGGAGTATATAATAAACGCAATAAAAAATACAAATCCACAACTTTATGCTAAATTGTGGTCATATAAATTGAACATTCTTAAAGGGGAAAAAATCAATGGACTTTCTTAAAGATATCGTAAAAGAAATTGGAGATGATTACACTAAATTAGCATCAGATATTGACGAAACAGAAACTTATGTTGATACGGGTTCATACATTTTTAATGCACTGGTTTCAGGTAGTATATTTGGTGGTGTATCTGGGAATAAGATTACTGCTATTGCTGGAGAGTCTTCTACTGGAAAGACTTTTTTCTCTCTCGCAGTGGTTAAGAATTTTCTTGATACTAATCCCGATGGTTACTGTCTCTACTTTGACA